TCACCCTGTTTTTGTGTTGACGATCACCCAATCTTTTCCTCTGTCATCATTATATTTGTCTGTCATTTTTCTTGATTTATGGCCGAGTAATTTTTGCGTGTCGACACCTTGTTCTCTGTACAAGCGTTCTGATAATGATCTCTGTTCGTGAAAAGTGGGTGGGGATCCCTTATCCCATTTCAGTCCACTTCTGTCACGTGCTTTTTTGAATGTTGAAGTTAAAGAACTGGTTGAAACCTGATCACCGCGGTTTGCTTGTGAGGTGGTATGTCTGAAATGCACAAGATATTTACTGATGACTGCATCCCGGCATTTAGATACAACGTCCCGAAGAGTTAAACCCAGGGCTTCACATTTCAAGTCCAATGGTATCGCTAAACGCGATCCTGTTTTTTCCTGTTCGACATGGAGCATATCGTCCCATATGTCTTTAAACTTCATGTTACAGATATCGCCCAAACGCTGACCTGTTATTATCGCGAGCAACATTCCACACTGGAGGTACGGTTCTTGCTTTTCGGCAGCTTCATAAATAGTTTTCCACTCTTCCAGAGAAAGACGCTGACGAGTGACTCTGTTTCTCGGCTGCTTGGTCGCCAGGGCAGGGTTATAGCCTGGAGGGACATGACCGTTATGTTGCGCTTCTTTGAATACATCAATCAAAACCATGCGAACAACTTGCGCCATACGATTATGGCCTTCAGCCTTAACTGCATCCGTTATCTCAGAGATATCCAATGCGGAAATATCTTTCAAATATTGCATACCGCAATGTTCGCGAAATAACCTGACTGGTTTTGCTTTCTGTCGATAAGAATTAGGTCTGAGTTCACGGTGTTTTAACCGTTCGTCCTGAATTTCATTATACTTATCAATCCACTCAGTGACAGTAATGTCCGTTCTTCTGCCTTTCATTCTGGCAAGACGGTCGTTAACACTAAGAACCTGCCTGGTTCTTTGTTCTGCAATGATCGTGTTCGCTTCGGATGCAACCTTTTTAGCTTCCACTTCATCAGTACCCAAGCTGTGAAAGCGTCCGGAAACAGGATGTTTATATTGCCAATAAATCTTGCCCGTCCGCTTATCTAGCTTGCAGTATAGATTCGGAATTGAAATTTTGTGAGAACGTGGTCTAGCAGCCATCTGCAATAATCCGTTGTAATCTTGGACTGGCGTTTGCCGGAATTTTCGGTTCGGCAAGCGTACCAACAAATCGAGCATTACGGTCTACCATCCAGTAACGACCTACTTTAACAGCTGGAGGTATCATCATTTTGCCTTTAGCGTATTTCTTAAGGATACGCTCACTTGGTGCTTGCGCTCCGAACTCCTCATTGGCCCAGTCGAGTAAGGAGATCATTCGTGACATTTATTTTTCTCCACAAAGCCCGGCTGCACCCGGGCTGTAACATCAAATATCAGTGCTGGTGGTTGGTATTGATATCAGCCGCCTTCAACGCGCTCCCACCAACGTCTTGATCTGATTGCCTTCACTACAGACTCTTTATCTTTTTATGCAGCACATTGGCGTAGCTCCATCAGTTCATTAAAGCGGGCCATAAACAGGCCGAAAGCCTGACTGGGGCGAAGTGGGTAGATTTCGAATAAATCTGTCGGGGGAATACCTTCCAGTATTACCCAGGGAATACTGTCATCAATATCCAGATCGCGGCGTTCAGTTGCCAGCATGGTCAGATCTGCATACTTCACTACGCTGGCTTCTTCCAGTGGCAAGCCAAACTTAAAGCGGATCAGTTGATCGGTATGTTTCTCAATCTCGCGATAATCAGGCAGTAACGCTTTTAATGGGGCAGGGATATCCTGGCAATACGCTTCGGCTGCGTCGTGCATCAGGGCTTCAAAGGCAAACTCCGGTGATACAAGCTGGCTGCACAGTACGGAATGCTGCGCCACGCTATAAAACTCAGGGAGATGTCCGGAGAAGCGGCAAATATTGGAAAGCGCCACGGCGATATCTTCAATATCAATGTCGTCAATAGTTGCGCTGAGATAATCAAATTGTTTACCTGAAAGTGTTTGAATAAAACTCATCGTTGGTTCTCCTTATAATTTATTTCGCGCTGCACCGCGTGAATTTTGGTTGTGCGAATCCCTCGCCGGGTGGCGATAATTAACAGAATTACACTTCAATAAATCCCCGCGGCGCCGGGGATTTAATGCAGAGCAATTACGCTTTAAAGTTACCGATGAACGTTTCTACTGATTCACCGTCGAATTTGCTGATAAGCAGGTCGCGGAATTCATTGGCGATCGCTTCTTCCTGCGCTTCCAGTTGTACGATACGCAGAACAAAGCGAGGTTCATCACCGGTCAACATGCTGTTGCGGAGGCTGAACGCACGTTCACCGAGACCCTCATACGGAACACATTTGAACTCAAAAGCCACCGGCATAACGTCTTTGCTGCTGGCCTCAATGCTTTGCATAAGGGATTTCTTACCGCTGAAATCGCCATCTTCATGATCCTGCTGGGTTGCCTGTTGGATCGTAATGCGGCGAACAGCCTGGGCAGCCTGTGAAATCTGCATTGTGTTACCGTCAGAATCGAACGCCAGGAGATAATCGCTCCAGTCTTCAAGCCATTCGGCGATCTGTTTTTGTTTCAGGCGTTCCCCGTTGATCTGGAGCAGGGCGCGGAATGGTGCAGTCTGTTTCAGCGTGATAGAAGCAACGTTGTCTGCATGACCGGGGTTATCCAGCGTACCAATATTGAAAACTGAGCGAGCTGTCATATGGTCAGCATCAATAAAGCAGCGTGCTTTTTCGGTTGCACTGGCATAGCCCTTTGAATAACGGACAAAGTCTTCAATGCTGGTGGTAGTCATGGCGCCGCGGAAGCGGAAACGCTCCAGAGCAAAGCGTTCGAGGCTTTCAACACCTGTCCCGGCAGGCAATAATGCTGTCGGGCAAGCCAGCCCCTGAATATCGTTCAGGTGATAGCCAGAAAGAACCAGGTCTTTTACCTGCTGAAAAGTGCCGCTGTCTAACTGAGACATAAAAATTCCTTATTAACTAATGATCGAAGTGGTGGCAGTGAATTGGTTAGCTGCGGTTCACTGAGCCGCTTTAAGCTTTCCGTCAGTAGTGCCTTTAATACTGAACAGTTGACCCTGATCTTCCTGCAGTATGGTGAGCTTTCCGCCCTTGTTAACCCACATTGGGGTTTCTGTTGTGTCCTCTTCTGACGCTTTACCGCGTGGCGTCGGAGTGCTGTACTGCAGCTTGTGTTTAATTTTGACGCGCTTCTCTTCGACTGAATTTCCCATGCGCTCAAAATCAAAGGTGAGCACTACCTTGCCTTTATTGCCGTTATTCAGAACGCCTAATCCGACAGTATTCAGCGCTGCCGCGATTTTGTTCATGAACACGCCGGCATCCAGTTCGCCCAGAAAGTCGGGCACTACGGTCATGCGGTCATCATTCATCGTTAACCCCTCAAGATGGCGGTTGCCACCGCCAGTTGGTTTCTCCACAAAACAGAAAAGAGCACCTGCTGTAACAGCTTTCCGGGTGGATTGGGTAATGAGCCCGTCGCGCGGAGATGCTCTTTTCTGTTGTGTAAAAAGGCCGGCGTCACGGCAGAACACTGTCGCCTTCCTCCTGTTGTTGGAAGAGCCGGACGCCGACAAGACTTCACACAGCAATAACGTTGTGGTGCCGGGTGCCTCCCGGTATCTGGCGAAGGTTGCACGCCAGACGGGTGCTTAACTACAGAGGATCGACTATCAGCTTCAACCTTACCCGCGCGCGCTGAGCCGCATTCACCACAACGATAAGAGTTCTCTCTCTTACAGAAGCGCTTTACCGCGCGGAAAAACTCTTATCTGTTGCTCTCCTGAAAAAGCTGGCGGTTTCCGCTAACGTAATGGAACGGGCCGCCAGAATATCGCTTGCACTGGCTACAGGTATCTTCGGGCGGGGCACCGATGACCAGTCGGTACAACCCCTACGGTATTTACACTCCGACGCCGTGGGTTAAACGGCTCCGTGTTGTCGGCTGAGTTATCTGTTGCTGGTGGTCAACCCAGTTCCGCAACCCCTCCCGAAGACACCTGTCAGCGAATCATCCGGTCATTCGTATGCCACCGGCGGCTACTTCGTGGGCGTCCTGCCTGTTCGCTGCTCTATGAGTGCAAATTACATTTAAATTGCACATTGCGCAAGTAAAAAATTGCGATATATGCAATTTTGGGTCAAAAAAAAAGCCACCATAATGGTGGCCTTGTCGACGCTTTCTATTAATTGTGTCGTTTGAGTGACTGCGTCTGGCTTATCAGAACCTTGCCAAAAACGCCGAACCTGCACTCGTTGTCTTTGGTAATACTCCATTCCCTGTAGTTAGTGTTATCAGATATCACCAATAATTTATCGGGGATCATCTGCAGTCTTTTTACGTATATTTTATCATCAAAGCCAAAGACATAGATGCCATCACCATCGAACTGGTTGATGCTTATATCGACAAAAATAAGATCTCCCGGTTCAATTGTTGGCGCCATGCTGTCACCGCGCACGTTAATCACTTTAAGCTCAGCGGCAGGGCGCCCGCCAAACATAGCTAATGCTTTGTCCTTGTTATATTCGATAGCATGGATTACATCGATAACATCACCGCCCTGAATGAGTCCATTACCGGCGCTTGCACTGACATCCAGTATCTCGATACGGAACAAATCCTTCACGTTAGCTGAATCCTTCCTCATATCACTGTGTTTACATACAGTATTACCTTTTGAGTCTGAGGTAAAGAGTTCTGCTATATCAACACCTAAGCAGTCAGCCAGCCTAGAAAGTGTTTGTTCGGTGAATTGCTTTTGCTTGCCAGTCTCCAGACGAGAGATGTTTGCGGCATCCACGCCGATGGCTTCTGCTAGCTCAGCAATTTTCATGTTCTTCGCGCGGCGAAGTTGTCTGACACGGTTTCCTATATTCATGCGTTCATTACATTAATTTTTTGCGCATTGTGCAAATCAACTTGCGCAAGTTTGCTGTATGAAATAACATGCGACATACGCAAAAGAAGGAGGTTTTATGCAATCGCCATTGAGAAAATTGCGGAAATCGCATGGTTATACGTTACAGCACGTCGCTAAAGGGGTTCAGGTTGATCCTGCAACATTAAGCCGGGTTGAAAGATGCGAGCAGGCTCCTTCAACAGAGCTTGCTGAGCGCCTGGCTCAATTTTACGCCGGAGAAATTAGCGAGATGCAAATTTTGTATCCAAACAGATATCAGCTTAGTGATTCGGCGATTTGACCGCCACCACAGCAGAAGGAGTAGATCCGTGGGACATGAACCTGAATGGAAAGTTGAAAAGCAGCCCCGCTGGCTGGTGGCTGCGATTAAAAAGACGATTTCCAGTCTGCATGGCGGTTATGAAGAAGCTGCGGAATGGCTGGATGTCACCAAAGATGCTCTGTTTAACCGCCTGCGTACTGGTGGTGATCAGATCTTCCCGATTGGGTGGGCGCTGGTACTGCAACGTGCCGGAGGAACCTATCACCTGGCACATTCAGTAGCCAGGGCATCAGGTGGCGTTTTTGTTCCGCTGGCAGATATGGAAGAAGTGGATAACGCAGATATTAATCAGCGCCTGCTGGAAGCGATTGAGCAGATCACCAGTTATTCCCAGCAAATCAGGGTAGCTATCGAAGATGGCGTTATTGAGCCACATGAAAAAGCCGTGATTGATGAGGAGTTGTATCAGGCGATCGCAAAGCTGCAACAGCATTCGACACTGGTATACAGAGTTTTTTGCGCGCCAGAAAAGGGTGACGCCCGCGAGTGTGCAGCTCCGGGCGCCGTGGCGTCAAATTTTATGGAGAAAACCAACGCATGAACAGTTTAACGGTAAATAACCGTTTGTCGCAACAACCGGGGATGTATGAGTACCGGCCGTTGCGTCATGAATGCAGATTACCAAATAGTCTGGTCGTGCGTAACCACAGGGAACACAGCCTGACCGTGGGGGATGACTCGTGCAGGAACTTAACCGCTGGTTTCGTGATGGAAGGGGTCTTTATGTCCATGTCATTCGCTGGGAACCAGAAACTGAGCGCGTTATCTATCTGCGCAAGGGCTATCCGCATGAGTGTTTTAGCCCTTTGTGGAAATTCAGGCGTGATTTTGTTGAGTGTGAAGCGCCAGGAACACATTGATTCTGCAATTCCGGGACGTTACACTGTTCAGGCACCTCATAAAGCGGGTGCCGGGATTGGCGTCCTGGAATTGCATACGGCGACAATGGGCGCGTTAGCGTCTTTTTTGTTGCTACAGCTCAGCTATACCCAAATTATGGTGGGCTGGGTGGGGGCACCGAAAGGTGCGCCGGTTTCCGTATGCGCCGGTTACGCCAACCCTGCTCAGTTCACCACCAGCGAAATTGGCGTTTCCGGTGGTGGAAGTTATCCATTGCATACGGAGGCTGCCATCATGGCTACGATCCCTGCCTTAGTACAACCTGAACTTTGCATTATTGCAGGCAAAGTTGTTACTTCTTCTCTGGCTGTTGCTAGTTATTTCGGCAAACAACACAAAAATGTCATTCAAAAAATTGCGTCTCTTGAATGCTCTGCCGAATTTACTGAGCTGAATTTTCAGCTCAGTGAGTACATCGACGCATCAGGCCGCAAACTACCTTGCTATCAAATAACCCGCGACGGCTTTGCTTTCCTTGCTATGGGCTTTACGGGCAAACGCGCCGCCCAATTCAAAGAGGCATACGTCAATGCCTTTAACCAGATGGAGAAACAACTTTCAACTCCATCGGTGCTGAGCGATGCAGCACATAATGCCAGCGTTCTTTATTCCTACATTTCATCCATTCATCAGGTCTGGTTACAGCAGCTTTATCCCATGCTGGAAAAAGCGGAATCTCCGCTAGCCGTAAGCCTGTACGACCGCATCAATGACGCTGCGGCGCTTGCGAGCCTTATCAATATGACACTGAACCGTTCAGAGGTAAGGGGGCGCAAATGATCCGGAATATTTTTAAACGGTTCACCAGCCAACGTTTTCATTGCCCTCGTCCAGGACAGTGGTACAGCACACCAGAAGGGTACGTTCTGCGTATTAGCCTGGTCGATCGCGAATGTCAGAAGGTTGTCTGTGAGCCTCTTGGGCGTAATTACCGCGTCAACATGCCTCTTATTGCCTTTCGTTCCGGCAAAAACATGAAGCATCTCGGAGGTGCTGCATGAGCACTAAATTAACAGGCTATGTATGGGATGCCTGTGCAGCTTCGGGAATGAAATTATCCAGTGTGGCTATCATGGCTCGCCTGGCTGATTTCAGCAATGACGAAGGGGTCTGCTGGCCATCCATTGAGACAATTTCTCGTCAGCTTGGGGCCGGGGTAAGTACAGTCAGAACGGCGATAGCAAAACTGGAAGCTGACGGCTGGTTATCACGTAAAGCCAGACGTCAGGGAAACCGTAATGCCTCCAATGTTTATCAGCTAAATGTGGCAAAGCTGCAGGCGGCTGCATTTGCTCACCTGTCAGATCCTGACCAGTCAAAATCTGACCCATCAGAATCTGACGCATCAAAATCTGACCCATCAAAATCTGACCCGTCGAAATCTGGCAAAAACGGCGGTTTTGACCCGTCAGAATCTGGCGGGGATCCGTCAGTAAAATCAAAACAAGATCCACAAGTTAATAAAACCCCTTCTTGTCCGGACGCTTCGCAACCGGACCAGCAGATGACAGACCAGGAGTTTTTAACCCGTCATCCGGATGCCGCTGTGTTGAGCCCTAAAAAGCGTCAGTGGGGAACGCAGGACGATTTGACCTGTGCTCAGTGGATCTGGAAAAAAATCATCGCCCTGTACGAACAGGCCGCGGAGAGTGACGGCGAGCTGGTTCGTCCGAAGGAACCTAACTGGACCGTCTGGGCAAATGAAATTCGCCTGATGTGTGCTCAGGACGGGCGTACCCACAAACAGATCTGCGAAATGTACAGCCGGGTCAGCCGTGATCCGTTCTGGTGCCGTAACATTCTCAGCCCCTCAAAGCTCCGGGAAAAGTGGGATGAATTGTCACTGCGTTTGTCCGCACCCATCGGCGGACGTTTCGAAAACCGTGAAGATCCGATGTTCAAATCCAGCTACGGGAATGTGGATTACAGCCAGATCCCGACAGGGTTCAGGGGGTGATATGAGTCTTATGGGAGACGTTCAGAAATTCATTGAATCCCATCCGGGATGTACTTCCAGCGATATAGCGAATGCTTTCGCAGATTTCCCGCGTAAAAGCGTCCTGCAGTCGACAAGTAAGTTACGCCAGTGCAGGCGTGTTGCTCATCGCTTTGAAGGTAAAACTCGCAGGCATTTTGCTCTTGAGACAGACATACAGCCGGATCAGGAGCCAGATATCGGGACTAAACCTGTGCGGAGCTGTTATGTCGGAACCAACGACCCGCAGGTGATTATGCATCTGATACGTCAGGCAGAAACACTGGAGTCGGGAGGGTTGTTCCGTCGTGCAGCTACGGTATGGATGGAGGCATTCCGGGAGAGTCATATCCCGTCGGAACGTAGCGCCTTTCTGGCGCGCCGTGAACGGTGTTTGCGGAAGAGCAGAAAGTATGTTGCATCAGGTAGTGAGTGGTATCTGTCAGGGAATTATGTGGGGTCTTAATGAGCAATAAATATTGCCAGGCGCTGGCAGAACTGCGCAGCAAATCAGCACACGAACTGAAAGAAGTCGGCGATCAGTGGCGGACACCAGACCTGCTTTTTTGGGGCATTAATGCGATGTTCGGTCCCCTAACGCTGGATCTCTTTGCTGACGACGATAACGCTAAGTGCCCTGTGTGGTACACCGCCGATGATAACGCGCTGGTACAAGATTGGGCTGAAATGCTGGAGTCAATCGGCGGGGCCGCATTCGGTAATCCACCCTATAGCCGCTCTCAGTACCACGAGAAGCAGGCGATCACCGGCATGACCCACATCATGGATCACACAATGGCGATGCGTGAAAAGGGTGGGCGTTACGTGTTCCTCATTAAAGCAGCGACAAGTGAAACGTGGTGGCCGGAAGACGCTGACCACATCATGTTTATCCGCGGTCGTATTGGTTTCGATCTCCCAGTGTGGTTTGTTCCTGCGGACAATAAGCAGAAACCCACTGGTGCTTTCTTTGCTGGCGCCATTGCAATCTTCGATAAATCCTGGCGCGGCGAGCATTTCAGCTACATCAGCCGTACCGAACTGGAAGAAAAAGGGAAGGCGTTCATGTCGCTGGTCACATTTGCCGCTTGCAAGGCCCAGCAGGCAGAAACAGTACAGCCACCTGCGCCGCTGACATTACCAGAAGTTGAATCGCGTATTTGGCCTCTCGAGGTTGGCCTGGTGTTTAACCAGGTGGAAGGCGTTGATGTATTGAGCGAGGCCCAGCAGAACAAACTGAAAGCCAACATCAATCAACTCTGGCTGGAGCGGACGGCCACCAGCGAAATTATCGCAATTGCCCGTGGCCTTGTTGGCAGCATGCAGGGGGTAACCCATGCGTGAGATTATCGTAGATAACTTTGCTGGTGGCGGTGGCGCATCAACGGGTATTGAACTGGCGATCGGGCGCAGCGTGGATATTGCGATCAACCACGACGAAAACGCCATTGCGATGCACAAGACGAACCACCCGGACACACTGCATTATTGTGAATCCGTATTTGACGTGGATCCGGTAGCCGCCACCGGAGGTAATCCAGTCGGCCTGGCGTGGTTTAGCCCGGACTGCCGACACTTCTCGAAGGCAAAAGGCGCTAAGCCTGTGAAAAAAGAGATACGCGGTCTTGCCTGGATTGTTCTGCGTTGGGCACTGGCGAAGCGACCACGTGTGATGATGCTGGAGAACGTGGAAGAGTTTAAAACGTGGGGACCGCTGCTGGCAGATGAAATGCGTCCGGATCCTGCCCGCACTGGCGAAACATTCAATGCATTTGTCGGCATGCTTTCCACTGGCATTCCTGCTGATCACCCGGCACTGGCTGAGGTTTGTGAGTTCCTGTCTATCGAAAGAGGTAGCGAGCAGGCGCAAAAGCTGGTGGATGGGCTCGGATATGATGTTGATTATCGCGAACTACGCGCGTGTGATTACGGCGCGCCGACGATCCGCAAGCGCTTCTTCATGGTTATGCGTTGCGATGGTCAACAGATTCGCTGGCCAGAACCTACTCACGGTGATCCGAAATCACTGGAAGTGCAAAGTGGTCGGCGTGCACCGTGGAGAACAGCCGCGGAGTGTATTGACTGGTCAATACCGTGTCCAAGTATTTTTGGGCGTAAGAAGCCGCTTGCTGACAATACACTGAAACGTATAGCTCGAGGGATACAGCGGTTTGTTCTAGATAATCCAACGCCTTTTATCGTGAAGTGTAACCATACCAGTAATCGTTCAAATTATGATTGTTTCCGTGGACAGGGACTGGACGAACCACTGCAGACCATTACTAAAACTCATGGTTATGCATTGGTAACGCCATTTATTGCTGGAAATGGTGGAAGTGAATACCAGGCTAAGCCGCGCCCACTTGATAAACCCGCGCATACCATTTTGAGGCAGTCCCGCGCCTGTCTGGTTGCACCGGTTATCGCACGTCAGTTCGGGGCTAGCGTTGGTCATTGTGCAGATGAACCGAGTGCGACAATTACAGCTGGTGGTGGCGGTAAATCACAACTTGTTACAGCATTTCTTGCAAAACACTTCGGCGGCAACTATTCCGGCCCCGGAGCAGCAATGGATGCTCCAGCCCATACGGTCACGACAACAGATCACCATGCGGTTGTCACTTCTCATCTTGTTCATCTTCGGGGCACATGCAGAGATGGTTTAAAAGTGGATCAGCCCGTACCGACAATCACTGCTGGTGGAATGCACCTCGGTGAAGTACGCGCCTTCCTGATGAAGTACTACGGGAACGAGAAAAGCGGAGTATCACTGTCGGAGCCTTTGGGAACAGTCACTACTAATGATCGCTTTGGACTGGTTACAGTCGAAGGTTGCAACTACCAAATCGTTGATATCGGGATGCGTATGTTACAGCCCCATGAGCTGTATCGCGCGCAGGGATTTCCGGACTGGTACGTAATTGATCAGGATTTCCGGGGAAATCGTTATGCGAAGGACAAGCAAGTTGCTCGTTGTGGTAATGCTGTTCCGCCTCCATTTGCTGAGGCACTGGTGCGCGCCAATTTGCCTGAGTTATGTGTTAACAAGCGGGAGCAAGCAGCATGATGAATTTAACTACTCGCCAGCAACATGTTCTGGATACCTTGATCAATTATCAGCGTAAGCATGGTTTTCCCCCTACAAATACCGAATTGGCAGAGCTGCTGGGATGCAGCTCTCCTAATGCTGCAGTAGACCATCTTAGGGCATTGGAGAAAAAGGGAGTGATTACGATAACCCGAGGTGTGTCGAGGGGTATCTGTATCAACACATATAACGATGACGCAGAAACTCTAGCACTGATAAAAGCACTTGTTACTGATGAAGCTGACGCCAGAGAACGGGCCATCACATTTCTTCAGGGAAAGGGGATAACGCTATGAAATTGGCCCTGCCATTTCCACCGAGCGTAAACACTTACTGGCGTCATCCCAACAAAGGGCCGTTTGCTGGAAAGAGCCTGATAAGTGTGGCGGGACGCAAATTTCGGAGCGCAACGTGTGCCGCCATCATTGAGCAACTTCGCCGACTGCCGAAACCGACATCAACCCATGCAGCGGTAGAAATCATCCTGTATCCGCCAGATAAGCGGATCAGGGATTTGGACAATTATAACAAAGCGCTGTTCGACGCACTGACTCACGCAGGAGTCTGGGAGGACGACAGCCAGGTAAAGAGAATGCTGGTGGAGTGGGGACCAGTTTTCCCGAAGGGGAAGGTAGAAATCACGATCACGAAATTTGAAACAAGGGCGGGTGCAGCCGCCTGAAAATGGAGAAAGAAGCATGAATAATTTAATGGTCATTGATGGTATCGAAGTTCGCCGCGACGTTCATGGGCGCTATTGTCTTAACGATTTGCACCGGGCTGCGGGTGGAGAGCAGAAATACCGTCCGAAGTACTGGCTTGATAATAAGCAAACCCGTGAACTGATTGAGCAACTTTTCACCGAGGGCGGAATTCCACCCTCGGAACAAAATCAATCTGTTAGCTTTTTTCAGGGCGGTAGTGATACCCGAAGTTTGGCACGTGCTCCAGTAAATACTGTTCGCGGTGGTGCTGAACAAGGTACATACGTATGCAAAGAACTGGTATTTGCTTATGCAATGTGGATCAGTCCGTCTTTCCATCTCAAGGTGATCCGCACGTTCGATCGGATTACCAGTGCGCCACAAACATCTTCTGGTATGGCTGCCGATAAGATGCAGGCGGGGGTGATTCTGCTGGGTTTTATGCGCAAAGAGTTAAACCTGTCCAATTCATCGGTACTGGGCGCGTGCCAGAAACTCCAGGAGGCAGTGGGACTACCTAATCTGGCGCCACAATATGCCATTGATGCTCCGGCTGGCGCGCTGGATGGTTCAAGCCGCCCGACGCTGGCACTGAGCGCGCTGTTAAAACAGCATGGTATCCGGATGACGGCTAATCAGGCGTACCAGCAGTTAGCGAAGCTGGGTGTTGTTGAACATCGTGAACGTTACAGTCGTTCCGCGATTAACGGCATTAAAAAATTTTGGTCGCTGACGGCGAAAGGCTGCATGTTCGGCAAAAACATCACCAGCCCGGCAAACCCTCGCGAGACGCAACCGCATTTCTTCGAATCCAAATTCCCTGAGCTGCTGAAGCTGCTCGATGCCGTTCATTGAGGTGATCGTGAGAGCGTTACTGACCCCTGAAATTGCTCCTCGTATGGGCGTTGTATTGTTCAGGCCGGGATCGGAACTGATGCCCCTGTTTATGCAGGGGCGTGTTCTGCTTGAACCAGAGCCGAAACAATATTCATCTTTCGCCTGCGGCGCGGTCCCGGCGGTATCACAGCCGCTGGCGGATGATCCTGCTGTTCGTGATGTGTTCCGTAATGAGTCGGTTATTTATCGTGCTGGTGGTCTGGCTAGTCTGGAAAGCTGGCTACTCCGGGGGAATGGCTGTCAGTGGCCGCATTCAGACTGGCACAGCGAACAGATGACAACCATGCGCCACGCCCCGGGGGCAATCCGACTGTGCTGGCACTGCGATAACCTGCTGCGCGAACAGTTTACGGAACGGCTGAAATCAATAGCTGTGGAGAACACGACAAAATGGGTTTTATCGGTTGTTTGTCGTGATCTGGGTTTTGACGATATGCACGCAGTTACTCTCCCGGAACTGTGCTGGTGGATGGTACGCAATGACCTGGCAGAAGTCTTGCCGGAGAGCGCTGCGAGAGAAGCATTAAGGATGCCAAAGGCAATTGTCCAGTCAGCTACCCGTGAAAGTGAAATTGTTCCCTCAGTGCCGGCCACCAGCATTGTACAGGATAAGGCGAAAAAGGTACTGGCGCTCAGGGTTGATCCGGAATCGCCGGAAAGCTTCATGTTACGTCCGAAACGCCGTCGATGGGTCAATGAGAGATATACCCGCTGGGTTAAATCCCAGCCGTGCGCCTGCTGCGGGAAGCAGGCGGATGATCCGCACCACCTGATAGGCCACGGTCAGGGAGGGATGGGAACAAAGGCGCATGACCTCTTTGTGCTGCCGTTGTGCAGAACGCATCATAATGAGTTACATGCGGACACCGTGGCATTCGAAGAGAAATACGGCTCTCAACTGGTGTTGATATTTCGTTTTATCGATCGCGCGCTGGCAATTGGCGCGCTGGCGTAAATGGAGAACGCTTAATGATTAATCCTTCTGAAGTTGGTAAGTCTGGTGAAATGGTTCGCCTCCGAACTCTTGAAAGTATCTGGATACAAGGCAAGCTTCGAATGTGGGGGCGCTGGTCATATATTGGTGGTGGTAGTGGTGGGAATATGTTTAACCAGCTTCTGTCATCCGGGAAGATAACTAAAACCGCTATTAACGACGCTCTTCGTCGGATGAAAAAATCTGGCATCACTAAGCCAGAGCTGGAGGCCTTTCTTCGTGAAATACTCGACAGCAAAAATAAGTCAGGATTAGCATTTTGTTCTGACGAGGAGGGATTGAAAATAGACGGTGTTATTGGCACCACTCTGGTTAGAGAAGGTCATTCAGGGCTTTACAGCATCATAGTGAATCGATATCGCCTGCGTAAGAGCAAACGCCTTATGGCTGAAGAACTACAGGTAAAACACCCGGAATGGTGTTATATGACTTGCCGCCGACGTATTGACTCCTGGCTAAGTCTTTCCGAATCCATGCTATACGCGCCAATGTGTGACAAATTTGGCACAAATAGCGACAGATTTTACTTGAAAAGTGAGCCAGTAAATGATTGAATTGTGATAGGCTCGGGACGGTAAAGCGAACTGAGCAACACACACAAGCCCGCCACTGAGCGGGTTTTTTTATGCCCGTAAACTGGGGTAGTGTGTTTTTTAATTTTATCCAGCGAGACGTAAAGTATAACTGAGTTATGGTTAGCACCCGGTTTAACACATTAGGTGGCTTGCCTGATAGTTTCTGTAGGAGGGTGTATGATAAAAAAAGTGATATTATTTTTAGCGTTTTTTTCTGGTTACGCAAGTGCCGTTGATTTTGTATATCGTGTTGACTCGAGACCTCCGGATGTGATTTTTCGTGATGGTTTTAGTTCTCATGGTAATAACAGGAATCTTCAGCAACATATCAGAGGTGACTCGTGTTCCGCCGGTAGTCGGGACAGTAACTATATTGCGACTACCTCAGATATTAATGAGACTTATAACATAGCACGGGTATATTACTCCAGAACAACATTTAGCGGCAGGTTGTACAGATACAGAATCCGTGCAGACAATAGTTTCTACAGCCTTCCGCCGTCTGTCGCTTATATTGAGTCACGTGGTATCCAGTTTAGTCATTTTGAGCGAGTGATGATGCGGTTGCAAAGTGAGTATGTAGCCGTAAATTCTATCCCAATTGAAAATATCCAGGAAGCAGTTGAGCTTGTTTACGACAGAAATACAAGTCAGGTAAGAGACGGATCTGGAACATCAAATTCCCGTTATTTACGCGTGAGTACACAATCAAATCCTGGGGTAATACCCAACTTACCAGTACCACAGGTAAGTACCCGGGAAAGGATTAGTGCATTTGGTACCTTAATCAGTGCTTGTTTTTCAATGAGAGGAGTGCGCAGGGATGATGCACGTAGTAATTATAATTACTATGAAATGGAGTTTTATGACGCACGGGGAGTTTTAACGGAATTATTGAACTGATGATGGCATAAAAACATTTTCTTTTTTGTATGTGAGTGTCGTTGGCAGTAAAAAAAAGGAGTGTAGTGATAATCATTGCATTCAGTTGCTCTGTGTTTTTATATGTCATGGTAAATATTGTTGGAGTGAATTATGAAAAATAAATTAAATGTTTTGGCTCTTACTCTTGCGTCGTTATCCAGTGTTTGTTATGCAAACATGGCTGATTATAATACGTATCAGAGTAATGTTCAGATTAACAATCTGTCTCATGGCGTGTATAAGTCAGGGGGTAAGGACAGTCAGTTTTTTTGTATCGGACTGAATAATGAGAGTCAAATACCTAATGCCAATACCATGTGTAAAATGGATGTGTTCGGAACTCATAAACAGGGGTTTGATAACATGCTGGCGACAGCACGGTATTATTATACAACAGGGGAGAAAGTAAGAATATATTATAAAGAGAATGTCTGGGCTGACAGAAATTTTACAGCAGGATTCTCTGGTAATGAATTAATTGCGATAACTACTTGTAGTTCAATAGATTATTGTATGGGGCCTACGTTGCCAAACTAAATATTTCTGGGTATTAAACGCTATAAAGAACAGTCTAAATCTTGTTGGCGAGACGATTGTGTCTGAACCTTTATCAGGCTCCTGTACGGCTGTGGCGCTCTGTGGGGCGACTGTATTCGGGCTGTGTACTGGAACGGATTTCGGGATTGTATTTGGAGCATTTGCGGGAACGTTGTTCGTGGCAACAATGCCGCAGATACTGTCACCCCAAAGCACTCCTTCAAGCTTCTGACAATTGTGGGTGGTTTGTTTGATGGAGTGCCTCTTAAGATTAGAACTCTCACCATAAAGGCTGCGCGTTTACGTGGCCTTTTTCGTATTCAGGCTCACGGGAATCATCCGCTACGTGCTTTGTTGATAAATCCAGCCCATGAAGCCTTCCCCCTTTGATCACACACTGAGCTATCGGTGGTGAGGCTGTGACTGGAAAGAGCAGCCTGTACAACAGGATTTGAGTTGTGGTTTCTTGCACCGCGGCATTTTCTGCTTCGCCATATACTATTTGCTTTGTTTTGCGGAGGTGTGAATGAAAGAAGGGTATTACTGGATTCAGCATAACGGTGTTGTTCAGGTGGCATACTATACGAACGACACAGTTGACGATCTGGAATCAGGACAGCTTATTGTCGGTGTCTGGCATCTGACAAGAGGCGATGATATCTGCCATAACGGCGAAGCAGAAGTACTTTCCGGACCATTACAATCACCAGTTTAAATGATTTCAACCTTATCAGGGCAGCCATCAGGCAGCCTTTTTTATTTTTCCCCTCATAACTGAGAGGACCCACACAACCAGAGGGGGATGAATGTCCGAACCTGTATCCAGTGCGACAGTGTTGGCTGGTGGATTAATGGGGGCCAGTGTATTCGGTCTGGCAACCGGAACCGATTATGGTGTGGTATTCGGTGCTTTTGCCGGCGCGGTGTTTTATGTCGCCACGGCAACCAACATCGGACGCATCAGGCTGGTCGCTTATTTTATTACATCATTTATTGTGGGAGTGCTTGGCGCCGGGCTGATAGGTACTAAGCTTGCGGCAATAACGCATTATGAAAAACCACTGGATGCTCTTGGCGCAGTGATTATTTCTGCAATGTGTATAAAGTTTCTCACTTTTCTTAACAGTCAGGATCTGAACAGCCTGTTCAGTATTCTTTCTCGTATCAGGGGAGGGGGATCAAATGGTAGCAAATGACCCTTCTGCAGTTCTGAATGCCGTAATTTGTGGGGTAATAGTAATCGTTCTGATGTTTTACCGACGCGGTGATGCGACACACCGCCCCCTGATTTCGTTACTGGCCTATGTCATGGTGCTGGTATATGCCAGCGTCCCTTTCCGGTTTGTTTTTGGTTTATATGAATCATCCCACTGGCTGGTGGTGATGGTGAATATCCTTATCTGCGCCGCTGTGCTGTGGGCTCGCGGTAATGTGGCGCGTCTGGTTGATGCACTGAGGCACTGATGAATCAACAACAATTTCAGCAGGCGGCTGGTATTAGCGCCGGGATTTCTGCGCGCTGGTATCCGCATATTACGGCGGCAATGAGCGAATTCGGTATTACTGCGCCATTGGATCAGGCCATGTTCATTGCACAAACGGGACATGAATCAGCAGGATTTACTGTTCTGAAGGAAAGCTTCAATTATTCGGTGGAGGCACTGAAAAATACGTTTGGTAAACGCCTGACGACTTATCAGTGCGAAATGCTGGGGCGTATTGATGGTCGCCAGGTTGCCCACCAGCCACAAATAGCCAATCTGGTTTATGGCGGCCGCATGGGCAACAAAGACGCCGGAGATGGCTGGAAGTATCGTGGGCGTGGGCTTATCCAGATTACTGGGCTGGAGAATTACACCAGATGTGGCGTTGCCCTGAAACTGGATCTGGTGGCGAATCCGGGGCAGCTTGAGCTGGAACGTCATGCCGCCCGATCCGCAGCGTGGTTTTTTGTGACTAAAGGGTGTCTGAAATACTCCGGCGACATGGTACGCGTTACGCAGATAATCAACGGAGGACAGAACGGTATTGGTGATCGGCGGGAGCGCTTTGAGAAAGCAAAATCGGTGCTCGTATGATAGTACTGCTGAAATTGCTTAAAAAATTCTGGAAGCCATTAGCAGAAATACTGCTGGTGGCTTTTTTGTTATGTGCTGGTGGGTACTGGTGTTATTCACGAGGTTATCAGAAGGCAGATTCATCCTGGAAATTCCAGTGGGCGCAACGAGACCTTACCGATGCGACCGCCGCATTGCAGCAAGAAGTAACCGAAAGAGCGAAAGAGCAGCGTCGCCAGCACGCCGCAGATGAAGAACGGAAAAGAGCCGATGAAGAACTGGCAAAAATACAGGCCGATGCTGATGCTGCTGAGCGTGCTCGCGGTGGGCTGCAACAGCAGCTCGCAGCAGTACAACGGCAACTTGCAGGAAGTGAAACCGGCAGGCTTTCCGCTCTTGCCGCAGCAAGCCAGGCAAAAGCCGAGACCGGAATACTGCTCGCCCAGTTGCTTGGCGAAGCTGACGATCTGGCGGGAAAGTTCGCAAAAGAGGCTGATGAGCGTTATGTCGCCGGAAGCACATGCGAACGTACCTGGGACAAAGTGACCGGGCAGAACTGAAACCTGATAACAAGGAAAATTAATGAAGGCAAAATTATTCGTACTGGCCCTGGTATGTGTGTCCCTCGCCGGTTGTACAACGCTTTATTATCGGTAATGACTATGCGCCGTATATTAGCCACCGCAGCCGCACTTTGTCTTGGCGGCTGCATTACTGTGTATGGTCCGGTTAAAACAGGAGGGCAGCACCAGCAGGACAGCCAGGCCGGGCAGCAGCCAGGGATGAGCGAACAGATATCAACCTCATTCATCGGTAACCGTAAACCGGATGAGTTGCTGAATGCCGTGGCGCTGTATTTCAGGGAGAAGGCCATCACAGCCAGTGTTAATGACCAGACCACAGGGATTATCGCCGGTACCGGGGATGACCCGGAACTGAGCTCGTTGTATCTGGACTGTTCACTGTTACCGCAGACACAAAATATACAGGAGCATTACCGTATCGTCGCGCAGGTCTGGAGTGCCGGTGAAGGCAGTAATGTTTCGGTAATGGTGACAGGCACTGCCAGACTGGATACTGCCGATGGTAACGATAAGGTGAAGCCGGTGGAGTGTAAAAGTACCGGGATATTTGAAAAAGATTTGCAGGAACGGCTACGTAAGTAGTCTGAGAAACTTCGTAAATAAAAAATCCCCGCAGGAGGGAAAAGGAGCTTACCTGCGGGGGAGTTTCAGAAGTGCATAAACATGACAATGTCTCTGGGTCTGCGTACTACCACATCTCGTTTTTATCGTACTGATATAAGCCAGTTTTCGTACACCTCAAAAACGTAACCAGACGCTAAAAACTGGTACACCTCATGAAAATGACCCAATGGCTGAAAAGCCTCGCCCATACGGAGCAAAGAGAAATGCCGGATATGAAGGATATCGTCACCGACGACATGGTGAAAAACGTCCTCAAATCATACTTTGTTACCATCGCAGTTAAAACGCAGATTAAATCCACTCTGGATCAGCAGATTGACACCGCTGTCGATACCGCGTTGACCGATATCCTCGGTAGTGGTACTGATAATACGATTACGCAGTAGGTGAGATCAGGCATTACAGGGAACATAATCATGGCAAAACCGGACTGCGAGTCTATTGAAAAGCATCCCTAGCCCGTTCTCTTTCAAGCCACTTGATTTCCTACTGTTGCTGGTAATGGAATAACTGCCTCCCAAAAAGGGTTTTGCCCAGGCAATCCCCGCCAATAAAGATGACATTTGTTGAGATATTCATGAGCTGGGCAAGCGATACTCAACAAGTGCATATCAGCAACATGAGCTTGCTGATTTAATGGCGAAATCTCAAAAATAGGAGCGCTGGAAAATCTGTTGTTTAGCTTTCTGAAAGAATCTGCATCTGATAAGGATAAGCAACCAAAGGCAGACTGTAACCTTGATGGCTTGGTTGGATAATCTCTTTGTCTAATCAACTCGAGTATTATCTCCATTGGATGCCCTGCGTGATTAGTCATGGCAATGTTGTCAATCAAATATTGCTTCCCATGACGAGAATAATCACCTGGAAGCAATGCTGACAGATGTGTAGCAATATTGGGAGGCAAATGGTTGAAGCTCTCCGATGCTGTAATCACTAAGCCAGCGGAAAGTGGGTTTGGCATACCATGATGACCAGCACGGTCTACTGTGTAATAGATAGTCATAAAAACTCTTCGGGCAATAAAAAAATGTCACTCACCGCAAACAAGAGACGTTCTGTCGCGAGTACCTCATCGATTTAAACGCCACGCAAGCGGATATTCGGGCGGGGTACAGCGCAAAGACAGCTAACCGTACCGCGTCCGAAAACATGTCAAAACCTGACATCCAATCCAGAATTGCTGAACTCAAAGCGCAACGCAATGATCTGATTGGCATAAATGCGACATACATCCTGAATCGTCTCGTTAAGATAGACCAGACGGACGTACTCGACATCCTCAAAGATAACATGAGCCTCAGGCCGTGAGTGCTAAAAGGCGTCTGTACTTCGTGGACCATATGATTAAGCAGGGGGAGCTGGTGGCTGACAATATTGAAGTTAAGTTGGATTTTGACGCTCAGGTCATTCAGCGCCAGCTCATACGTCTGGAAGAACGTGAAATACCGTTTGCGATGGCACTTACGGCAACCAGAACAGCTAAGGCGGCGCAGATGGCACTGAAGGATGAAATCGGCCGTGTGTTCGACAACCCGACGCCGTGGATTTTGAACTCAACATATATTCTGGCCGCTAAAAAAAACAATCCCAAAGCTGTTGTTTATGCTCGGGAGTGGGGCGGTACACCTGCGCCAACTACGCTAACGCCGCAGATTGAAGGGGGAGAGCGCCAATATAAGCGCTCTGAAGGTGCATTGAGGGCTGGTGGTTATCTGCCGAACGGCTGGCAGGTTGCCCCTGGCCCCGGCGCAAAGCGGGATAAATACGGGAATATTAACCGGGGGCAATTGCAGCAAGTGCTGTCCGGTCTGCGTGTGCAGCGCGATGTGCATCAGAACCGCCGTCAGGGCAAGCCTACGGAGTTCTTTGTTATTCGTCCTGGTACGAGTAACCCGCTACAGCCTGGCGTGTGGCAGCGCGTTGGGCGGCGTCCTACGCTGATCCTTACATTCATTCAACGACCTAACTATTCGCAACGGCTTGACTGGCATGGTGTTGCTCTGCGGGCTGGTGAAGCGGCCTTCACTGATGAGATTGCAAAGGCTATTGATGAGTTACTTGCTAAGAAGTTCGACTAATATTCGCCGCGTGTGCGGCGTGCTGCGGCTGGCTGACAGCCTGTGTGATCACCTGCCAACCCCTTTGGGTCCTTCTGGCCAAGAGCGTTGAATGCGGGTCATTCGAACCCCGAGAATCGACTAGCTGAACGCCGGAAAAGTTAGGTTAAAAGTGATCGGTAAAAAGAATTGAATTATCTGATTGATTTATAGAAGGAAAATAGTGTTTTTAGCTGGTTTGCTAATGGTAAAAAGAAGATGGTTATTTATCTTAAATATCATCGAGTTACATCTGTTTTTTTAACCTTAAAAACAAAAGATTAAACAAAGCTCTTTATTTTCAGTTAGTTATATCTATTTTTTTTACTCATTGCATCGATTTAGATCCTTTTTATCCATTAAAATGCAATAAAATCAGACAATTATGTTGTTTTCTTTTACCCTTCATGGGTAAAAAGATCCTCTAATTTCCTTTTTGTTTTCATTGGGTTACTCGGTTTTCTTTTACCGACTGACAATCGTGGTGAAAAAATGATGCTAAAAATCGAATATTTGCCGCGTGGCAAATTGCTTCGTTACGCTAAAAATTCACGAACTCACTCTGATGAGCAGGTGGATCAAATCGTCAACAGCATCCGGGAGTTTGGATTTACGACCCCTGTGCTGATCGACGAGGACAATGAAATTATTGCGGGGCATGGACGTCTGACTGCTGCTGAAGTTCTGGAGATAGAGAAGATACCTGTCATCAGGCTAACGGGTCTTACACCAAAGCAAAAAAAAGCCTATCGCATTGCTGATAACAAGCTGGCATTAAATGCCGGATGGGATATGCAGCTGCTTGCCGAAGAAGTCAGTGAGCTGGTTGATAGCGATTTTGACATTGAGTTACTCGGATTTAGCGATTCTGAGATTGACGATATGTTAAATGTTGAGCCTCCCCCATCTGAGGAAGATGACGCACCGCCGATCGTTCAGATTAAGTATCTCACCATTGATAAAGACCGTATCCCGGCAACTGATACAGAGATTGCGCTGTTACTGGATGTATACCGCCAGTACCACGATGCGCATGAGACCCATGAAGGGTTTGTGAAATACCTCGCTGACAGGTGCCAGTGATGGCCATCGTCAGTAAGTCAGAATTTGCGAGGCGAAAAGGCATCTCTCCGGCGATGGTCACAAAGTTATGTGCGTCTGGCCGGATACCAGTACTGAAAAGCGGAAAACTGGATTTTGATACAGCCAGTACTGCGTATGAGGCGAGTAAACAGGTTGGCCGGGAAGCCTCAGCCATTAACGGTAAAAAAGGCCACAGATCAACCGAGCCTGAACTACCCGGTGATGATGCTGGATTAGCTGGTGGTTCGACTGCCGTCGCTGCACAGTTCAATAAGGCCAAGACCGCAGAAAAGGTTTATCAGGCGAAATTAAAAAAGCTGGAGTACGAAGAAAAAGAAGGATCGCTTATAGCTAAAGATACCGTTGCTGATGATGCTTTTCTCGCTGCAAACGAGTTGAGAAGTCGGTTGTTTAGTATTGCTCCCCGTGCCGCCCCGCGCTGTGAGGGAAAAACGGCAAGGGAGATTGAACGCATCATTGAGGATGAGATTAATTTTGCGCTTCAGGCGCTTCAGGAATCCCGATTTATTAAGCAGGAAGAATAAACCGCATGGGCGAAACAGTATGGAGCACCGCGTTTTTCCGTGCGCTTCGCCCAAAATCACGGCTAACCGTTTCTGAGTGGGCCGATAAATATCGTCATGTGGCGCCGGGAACTTCTCCCGAGCCGGGGCCGTGGCGCACCAGTCGAGTACCTTACCTGCGTGAACCGATGGATGTTATTGGCGATGCTGATACTGAAACGGTAGTCATGCAGTGTAGTTCGCAGATTGGTAAGTCAGAAATGCAGCTCAACGTGATGGGGTATTTTACCGATCAGGAACCCTCACCACAGCTGATGATTTACCCGACAGTTGAAGCAGCTGAAGCCTTTTCGAAAGAGCGTATCGATCCCACCTTTAAGTATTCTCCGGGATTAAAGAATAAGCTCCGTGAAGGGAAAGAAGGTCGTGGCGCGGCTAAAAAGTCCAGCACTACGATCCGTATGAAACACTATGCGGGGGGGTATGTGGCGCTGGTTGGCGCTAACTCGCCAGCTGGTCTTGCTTCTCGTCCAATTCGAATATTGTTAGCTGATGAAATCGACCGTTACGGTGTGACGCAGGAAGGCGATCCATTAAAGTTGGGTATTCAACGAACGACAAACTTCCATAACCGCAAAAAAGTGTTTGTTTCTACTCCTGTGTTAGAGAAAACGAGCAACATTCATAAGTGGTTCAAGCTCTCGGATCAGCGTTATTACCATGTGCCTTGCCCTTGCTGCGGGGCTATGCAGGTACTGAAATGGTCGCAAGTGAAATGGGATAAGAACGACATGGGGGAAGCGTTGCCTGAAACGGCTCGCTACGAATGTCGTGAGTGCGGCGATGTTATCCGTGGACCAGGGAAGCCAGATGTTGACTGGCTGGCTAAAGGGGTCTGGATTCCGGAGCACCCCGAAATAAAAGGTATTGTCGGGTTCCATATCAGCAGTCTTTATTCTCCGTGGGTAGCATTGTCTGAGCTCGTAGCTGAGTTCGCCGAAGCGACAAAAAACCGCGATAAAAACGGCTTAATGGAATTCATCAACCTGAAGTTGGGTGAACCGTGGAAAGAGGACGCGAAAGAAGAAATTGACCATGAGTATCTTCTGCAGCGTCGTGTTCGGTATGAGGATTTTTTACCTGACGGCGTATTGCTTCTGACCGCGGGTGTTGATGTGCAGGATAGTTATCTGGCCGCTGAAGTTGTGGGATGGGGGAAAGGCAAAGAATCCTGGGGGATTGAATACAAAATATTCATGGGGGACCCTGCTCAATCGGCTGTCTGGCAGCAGCTGGATGAGTTTCTTCTCCGGTCGTGGCAATTCCGTGACGGCCAGCGCCTGTCGATAGCCGCTGCATGTGTTGACTCCGGCGGTCACTTCACAACAGAAACTTACCGGTTCACAAAACCCCGCGAATCTCGCCGAATTTACTCAATTAAGGGGCGCGGCGGTGTGGGGCTGCCATTCATTGGCAAACCGAATAATAACAACCGCATTGGTGCAATGCTGTTCAATCTCGGCGTGGATGATGGGAAAGGCACTATTATCGCTCGTATCAAACTTCACGACCCAGGCCCCGGTTATATGCACTTCCCGGTCGATTCAGAGCGAGGGTATGACACTGAATACTTCAAAGGTTTGCTCTCAGAGAAGAAGGTCTTTGAATACAAAAATGGTCAGACAAAAGAGAAATGGGAAAAGATTTACAACCGAAATGAGCCACTCGACTGCCGTAACTATGCGTCTGCGGCGATGGAAATACTAAACCCCAACTTTGACTGGCTTGCCGAGCAGGAACAACGAGGAAACGTCTATGTTCAACAGCAAAGCACGCAAAAAAAACGGCGACGAGTCAGAAGTCGCGGAGTTATCGCATAGGAGAAATATCAATGAGTTATGAGGCCATTTCGCTAACTGAAGCTCAAGAAATGCTGTCGGTCTGGAAAGAGGCATACCGGGCTATCGCAATCGGTGGACAGTCCTATAAGTTGGGAACAAGGCAGTTAAACAGAGCGGATCTTTCAGAAGTGAGAGAGCAGCTTGACTTCTGGCGTAATGAGGTCGAGCGGATGACTGCCGGTACTCGCCGCGGACCGCGTGTTAAACGCGTTGTAGTGAGAGATTTATGAACATTCTGGATAAGGTCATTGCACCGTTTTCACCTCAAAGAGCGCTAAACAGGGCTGTGGCAAGGAAGAAACTGGAAGCCATTAATAATTTAGGTTACGACCGCCACGGTGCAAGTACGCATAAGAAATCAATGCGCGGCTGGTTTAGTCGAGCTGGCTCGCCGGATGACGATATCGTTAAGCCACTGAATATATTGCGGGAACGTTCGCGTGATCTTTTTATGGGTAATCCTCTTGCGACAGGAGCCATAAAAACGATCCGAACCAATGTTGTTGGTTCAGGGCTAAAGCTCAACGCTAACATCGATGCTGAGTTTCTGGGCTTGTCACCGGAAGAAGCGAGATTATGGGAAAAGAATACGGAGCGTGAGTTCCGTCTATGGGCTGATTCAGTGAACTGTGACGCATCAAGAATGTGTACATTTGGTCAGCTTCAATCACTGGTCCAGATATCGGCGTTGTCGTCTGGTGATGTGTTTGCCACGCTTCCTGTAATAAAACGGAAAGGGGTTATCTATGATTTGTGCGTTTACCTCATAGAAGGTGATCGCGTTTGTAATCCCGATACCACTGTTATCCCTGATATGTATGGCGGTATTGAACTAGGTGAATACGGCGATCCGGTTGCTTACTGGATTGCTAAGCACCACCCCGCGAGTACATCCAGCTTTGTCCAGAGGAAGTGGGAACGAATACCGGCTTATGGCAAGAAAACGGGGCGACGTAATGTTCTCCATGTCATGCAGGATTGGGAGCGGCCTGGACAGCGGCGCGGTGTTCCTGTCTTGGCTCCAGTTATTGAAGCGCTGAAGCAGTTGGGTCGCTACACAGATGCGGAGCTGGTCGCTGCGGTTGTTTCTGGGTTATTTACTGTATTCGTTAAAACGGAGGCTCCTGAAGGGCCAATAGGTGAGGCTGGTATTCCTCAATATGAGCAGATCGATAATCACGATGAAAATACGATCGAAATGGGGTCTGGATCTGTCATTAGCCTTGGTGATGGGGAGTCAGTAGACACAGCTAATCCTGGGCGACCTAATACTGCATTTGATGGTTTTGTCGTGGCTATTTGCCGCCAGATTGGTGCTGCGCTTGAATTGCCATACGAACTGCTGGTTAAACACTTCACAGCCAGCTATAGCGCTAGTCGTGCAGCTCTTCTGGAAGCCTGGAAGATGTTCAGGATGCGGCGAGAGTGGATGGTGTTGTCGTTCTGCCAGCCCATTTATGAGGAATGGTTATCTGAAGCAGTGGCGAAAGGCCGGGTTATCGCACCCGGCTTTTTTTATGGGCCTGAATATAAGGCGGCCTGGTGTGGCGCTCAGTGGTATGGCCCATCTCAGGGACAGCTCGATCCTCTGAAGGAAGTGAAGGCGGCGAAAATGCGTGTAGAAGAAACGTTCTCTACACGAGAGAAAGAAGCCGCTGAAATGTCCGGTTTGAACTGGGAAGAGGCCGCGCAGATTAGCGGAAGAGAAGAAGCTACGCGACGAGATCTGAAGCTGGCTAGTACGCCTGATGTACCTGAAAAACCTGATGAAGAGGAACTAAATGTCTAACTGGTGGAATATCAAAAACTCAGCGGGGGAAGATGATACCCCGGCTGAAATGCAACTCTACGGCTATATCGGGGAATGGGATGATATTTCTTCCGCTGAAGTCGTTAAGCAACTGAAGGACATCACGGCTAAAACCATTGTTGTCCGCATCAACAGCTATGGCGGCTCAGTTTTTACCGCGCAAGCGATACTCTCTTCCCTGAAGCGTCACCCGGCTAATGTCACCGTCTATATCGATGGTATAGCTGCATCGGCCGCAACCATCATTGCGATGGCCGGGGATAAAATCATCATACCGGCTAACGCAATGATGATGATCCATAACCCGTGGACGCTTGCCGCTGGTGACTCAGAAGAGCTTCGTAGCATCGCTGAAATGATGGATAAAGTCAGAAATAGCATCCTGGCCGCTTATCGTGAAAAAACGGGGCTTTCTGACGAAAAACTTATTGAGTTGATGGACGCCGAAACCTGGTTCAGTGCCGATGAAGCTGTTGAGCTGGGCTTTGCCGATGAAGTGGAACAGCCAATGCGCCTGGCCGCATCTCTTAACAACGGCGTTTTCTCCCTGAATGGTATGAGCTTTGACGCTTCCCGCTTTGCTCACCTACCTGATTCACTCGCCAAATTAACAGTACCAGATAACAAACAATCTGCGGTGCCGACCGCGCATAACGAGGAGGAGATCGTGGATCTCGAAACCCTGAAAAACAAACATCCTGATTTATATAACCAGGTATTCAATGCAGGTAAAGATGACGGTGTGAAGGCCGAACGTGAGCGAATTAAGCAAATTGAGGATTCAGTTATTCCCGGGCATGACGAATTGGTCAACAAAGCCAAATTCGAAACAGGGGTATCTGCTGAAGCATTGGCTCTGGAAATTATGAACGCGGAGCGCGGCCGTAATGCCGCGTATCTGCAGAACAGAATGGATGATGCCGATCCGCTGAAAAAAGCCGTTGATACCCGGGCACCACAGAATAAGGGTGAGCAAGAGGTTGAAGCAGTGAAAAACAGCATTGGTTCGGCATTTCAAAATCGTAACAAGCGTTGAGGGGTAGGACATGCAGGAAACTTTTACTCATGAACCAGACAACCTGGTTATATCTGGCGCCATGCCAGCTGTACCAGTCAATATCAATGTAGCCAGCGGTGTTATTGAGCGCGGCACGTTGCTTTCCTTCGTCAGTATTGATCCCGCAACCAACGTAGTTACGGTTGCAGCGATTGACCTGACCAGTGCGAATGCGGAAGAAAAATTGCCTTTCTGTATTGCCCAGCATCGTATCGATGCTTCTAAAAAAGCATGTCGTGGAACTGCGTGGGCGACCGGAGTATTCAATAGTCGCAAAGTGATTCTGCCAGCTGGTGTAAAGGTTGCTGATGTATATCTGGCCTGCCGTAAGGTCGGTTTATTCCTCAACGATGCTATGCCTAACCCTGTGGCCTGAAGGAGCTGAATAAACATGCCAAATATTGATATTTTTGAACGTCGCACGATGCTGGAGCCGGTCATACAGAACTTTGAACCACGCCGCTTCCTTCTGCGTACATTTTTCCCTGGTATTTCGACCTTCAACACTGAAAAAGTGGATCTCGACTTTGTTCGCGGTGGTCGCACTATGGCGCCATTTGTTGGTAAAGGGTACGGCTCAAAAACGGTTGAGCGCCACGGTTTTGAAACAAAAACGTTACGGCCACCGCTCGTTGCACCTGATTTAGTTACTACTGCAGAGCATCTTCTTAATCGCCAGCCAGGTGAGAATATCTATAACTCTAAATCGCCACAGGAACGCGCCGTTGAGCAATTAGGTAAAGATCTGGTTGAACTGGATGATATGGTCAACCGTCGCGAAGAATGGATGTGTTCTCAGGTTCTTTTCAGCGGTATGGTTGAAATCGTCGGTACTGGTGTAGAAGAAACAGTATATTTCTGGCCGGATAATGATGCTGATAAACCGTATCTTGAACTGACTGGTGATGACCTCTGGACATCGGCTGCATCTGATCCACTGGTCAATGTGCGCAACTGGAAGCGTAAGGTGTCATTAACATCTGGTTTTACCCCGCGCGTTGCAGTCATGGGGGCTAAAGTTGTTGATGCCTTCGTTGCAAACGAAGCTATCAGTAAGTACCTGGATAACCGCCGTAAGGAGTTAGGTAAGATTGAGCCTAAAGATCTGGAAGAGGGCGTTACATTTTACGGTACCATCGAAGGCGTTGATTTCTATGGCTACGATGAACTGGTTTACAACGACGTAAGCGGAAAAACAGAACCGTTGGTACCTGAAGATAAAATTCTTCTCGGTGCGCCGGGACGCGGTGAAATGCTCTATGGGGCGGTTGTACTGGCCGATGAAGCGGAAAAAAGCTTCACGCTGGTGGAATCACCTCGTGTTCCCGATACCTGGGTAAGCCGAAAACCAGAAGGGCGTTTTGTCGCGATGAAGTCCGCGCCGTTGCCTAACCCCGGCGTGGCGGATGCTTATCTGGTTGCTAAGGTGGTGTAAATGGCCCGTTTAGTTAAAAACATCGATACCCGTCAATACGGCTCGCTTAAAGCGGGCCGTTTGCTTGATGGGGTTTTGCCAGAATCAAAAATTGCTGAGCTAATCGCTTCAGGTCACGCTAAAGCGACTGATGGCGACGAACCCCTCACTGATACCGGAAAAAACGCTGAGCACGCCGCTGAAGCGTTTGAAATGGCATTCAAGCGGGGTTATCGGCATGGTTATGCTGCTGCGGTAAATGATGCTGTTGATGAGGGGCTAATCAGCGCGGAAGAGGCTGGCACTTGTATTTTCAATGTTAGCGAGATCGATACAGATATCGCTAACACGAATATCAATACAGGTGTTTCTGGTGGAGATAACACCAATTCTTCCGATAGCGTTGCAGAGGAAGGCATAAAGCCAGAAAAGAACCAGGCTAAGGCTTCTGCGAAGGAAAAAAAATCAAAGGCGTAACATTCGATGAACTCTTTTAAAGAGATAATGGCGCAGGATATTTCTGCGGTATTTATGAATGAGAAAGAGTTTGCTGACATCTACAACATTGACGGCAAGGAAATCCTTGCCGTTCTGGATACAGACCTCGTTCACGAACGTAATAAGCGCTCATATGCTGAGTTTGCTGAGGGTGTAAATCAGGGGCAAATAACGCTATTTGCTTCGCGTAATGATTTTGCTCACGTTCCTGTTAAGGACCAATTAATGGTTATTAACGGTCGTAGCTATGTTGTGAATGAGGCCGCAGATAATTCAGGGGTGTTAGAAATAACTCTGACTATCAATACGAACAGAGGTATGCCAATTTGAGCAATCTGTTGATTGATGCAATAAAAAGTCGGTTAGAGAAAGAGATTTGCCCTAACCTGTTGATACAGGGGCCTTCAGAGGATGAGAGGGATACAGACGTTAAGTTGTATGTTCCCACTATCTTCAAAGGTTTTTTACCACCAAAATCAGCCCCAGACCCAAATAAACCTCCAGAGTTTCCTCACATTATTGTCCGACCTACAGAAGGGGGAATACAGCCTGACATGGATACTGTTCGGGTGAAATTCCTGCTGGGTGGTTTTTGTGAAGATCCAACCGGATATGAATGGTTAATGATTGTTCTTGGCCGAATGGCTAAGGATTTTCAGGAAAACCCTGTTCTGGATATGCAGTATGAATTTCAGAACGATATCCACTGGAAGTTGTTCGATGATCAGCCATATCCTTTTTGGGTAATGGAGGCGATTGGTTCCTGGTCAGTAATTAAACCTCAAAATACTCAATTTCAGGACGATCTCTAATGACTACTGAGAAAAAAACCGCGAAAGCGGCGGGCGCGGCTACGCCAAAAAAAGAAAATATTCCGACATTAATTTATATCGGGCCAACAATTCCTCAAATTTCATTGCTGAAGCACAGAATATATCGGAATGGTTTGTCGGTGGAGTGTGAAAAGCTGATAAACGTTATTCCAGGTGCTAAACAACTCTTTGTTACTACTGCTGATTTTGCTGATGCAGAAAAGCGGCTTAGCGATAAAACCAGTGTTGAAGCTGTGATGTATTCGCGTGTTTTTGCAGCGATGAAGGAGATTAATTAATGGGCTACCGTCACGGTATTTATACATCTGAAATACCTACTTCAATTACACCTCCAGTAAACGTTAGTGCGGGGTTAATTGTTGCGTTTGGTACTTCTCCAGTAAACCAGCTTGATAATCCATCATCTGCGGTTAATAAACCGGTTATTGCATACACCTATGCCGAAGCCGTTTCAAAGTTAGGTTTCAGCATTAACTTTGAAAAATATACTTTGAGCGAAGTGATTAAGGTCGCTTTTGGTATCTATGGCGTGGCTCCGGTTGTGTTTATCAATGTACTGGACCCGGCAAAACACAAAGCAGACGTTGTCGATGAAGCCGTCAAACTTTCAGGCGGTAAGGCAACACTGGCTAAGGATGGGGTTCTCTACGACTCTGTTGTTGTAAAAAGTGCTGCGCCCGATGCGGCCGTTCTTGTTGTTGATACCGACTATATTCTTGCTCTTGATGACGATGGGTATACGGTCATTACCGCAATCACTGGTGGGGCTATCAAGGATAAAGATGCAGCGCTAACCGTAAGTTATACACACCTTGATCCTGATGCAGTGACCAAAGATGACATTATCGGCGGTGTTGATCTTAACACTAAGTTAAGTACCGGCCTTGAGCTGCTTGCTGACGTTTACCCGCGCTTTAAACTGGTTCCCGGCCAGGTGATTGCGCCTGGATTTAGTACGGACAGTGAAGTTGGCCAGTTAATGGCGACTAAATCCGCGATGATAAGCGAGCTGTTTAAAGCTGAAGCGTTAACTGACGCCCCAACCGATACGGCGATAATCAGTGATTACTCAGCGGTACCGGAATGGAAGCAGAACAATAACCAGCTCGCCGCGAACCAGACTGTATGTTGGCCGATGGTGAAGCTGGGAGACACCATTTATTACCACTCCACTCATCTGGCAGCTGCAACATGTCTGATGGACAGTAAAAACGGTGATGTTCCTTCACGTTCTCCGTCGAATATCACATTGCAAATGGATGGTGCTGTTCGTAAAGATGGCTCAGAGGTTTGGTTGAATAACAGTCAGGCCAACTATCTGAACGGTCAGGGGATCGTAACCAGCCTTAATTTTGATGGCTGGAAATCCTGGGGAAACCGCACCGCAATTTATCCAAAAAATACAGACCCGAAAGACGCGTTTCGTGTCGGGCGCCGAATGTTTAACTGGACAGGGAATACGCTAATTTTGACACACTGGTCAAAAATAGATGACCCTGCTAACCGAAGACTGATTGAGTCAGTCGTTACCAGCGCTAATATCTGGTTTAACGGTCTTACCGGGAATCAGGACATTGCTGGCGGTAAGGTCGAATTTAATCAGGCTGAAAATCCGACGACGGCGTTGATGGATGGGATCGTTAAATTCCATGTGAAATTTACTCCATACTCTCCGGCGCGAGATATAGAGTTTATTATGGAATATAACCCCGACTATTTATTGAATCTGTTTGGCTCAGCTAATTAACAGGGGGTTGTTTTGAGTAATCAAATTCCAGAACGTTTAATTAACTTCACCGTTTATGGTGAAGGTAGCCGTATTATTGGCATAGCTGATGCTAAATTACCGTCCATTGAAATGATGACAGAGACAGTTTCAGGTGCCGGAATTGCAGGTGAAATTGAAACCGGGACGCTCGGACACTTCAAATCAATGAGTGTTTCGCTGAAATGGCGAACATTAACAGCTGATGGTACAAACCTGTTTCTTTCTTCATCGCATCAGGTGGATTTCAGGGGGAGTCAGCAGGTCTACGATGCGGGAACCGGTAAATATAAAACCGTACCAATCCGCGCTTCAATGAAGCTGAATCCTAAGAAATTAGATCTTGGTTCGTTACAGGTATCAAAAGCGACTGATACTGAAAATGAATTTGAGGTTCTGTATCTCAAATTATTTATTAACGGAAAGGAAGTTCTTGAAATAGATAAGTTGAACTATATCTGCATCTTTAATGGCGAAGATATCCTTCAGACTGTTCGTGATGATTTAGGGCTCTAAGGGGATAAGATGGAAATTATTGAATTAAGTAAAGAGTATCGTTTTGAAGATTATGAACCAACGTCAAAAATAGTTCTTAACCTGGACGAGTTGAAGGGGGCGGATATTTTAGAAGTGACTGACGTATTACAGGCTCAGGGGCATGTTTCTGCTTCAGCTGCATTAGATAATAAAGTCCAGGCTGCGTTAGCTGCTCGCTGTCTGGATCGTCCGGTTGAGTATATTAACGGCTTGCCAGCGCGTGACTTCGTGAAAATCTGCCAGAGGGTACAAAGTTTTTTGCTGGCGTAGGGTTCGATCCACGCACCCCAATGGATAAGCAAGTCATGAGGGCCGCTCGTTCCCTCTCTCAATCAGAACAATTCACACCGATTTCATACTGGCTCTCGCTTCGGCTGAGTCGCCTTATCGCCTGGATTGAGCTGTTTAATGAGGATAATAAATAATGGCCAGCAATAAGAACTTTCAGCTGGCTTTTGAAATAGGCGGCAAAGTTGCCGCCTCTCTCCCAAAGAGTTTTAACGTTGCTCATCAGGCAGTGGCGAAACTTAACTCTGAGTTAACCGATCTCAGAAAAGACTAGGGCGAGGTTCAAAAGCTTCAGGCGATGAAAGCCAGGGTTGGGCAGACGGCGCTTGAATACCATAAAGCGGCCGCTCGCGTGGAAGAGCTGCAGCGGCAGATAAGTAATACCGAGAACCCAACCCGGGCGATGATCCGGGAGTTTGAAAGGGCAAAAACTCAGTCATCAAATTTACGCACATCGTTACGTTCACAGCGTGACGAACTCGCTTCGCTGAAAAACGCCTACGGTGGGGCTGATACATCAGCTAAGGGGCTGACAGCTCGTGAAAAAGAGCTGAAACTCAGCATTGATCGCAATCGTGAAGCTCAGTCTCGCAGCGTAGAGCAGGTAATCCGCTATAAAACAGCACTGGCTCAGGCCAGGACTAATATTCTGGATGCAAAACGGGCTCAGGATGAACTCAACCGTTCGCTGGAGAAACGCCGCGAGCTGAAAATGGAACAGCTCGGAGAAGCCAAAGGCCAGTTAGTCAGATCCGGTGTACAGACTACAGCTGTAGCTGCCGGGGTATTTGCTGCGGCCAATAACACGGCTAATTTTAACCGTGAGAACAAAATGATCGGCCTGACAGCAGATATGAAGCCAGCTGAGGTTCAGGCTATGGGCCAGGCGATGCTTGTCACCGGGGCTGCGACAAACCAGTTTGCGTCTGATATTCAGGCGGCTCAGGGCTTCCTGGTTGCAGCTGGTCAGGATTACAAAGAAGCTCAGGCTAACCTTCTGACAATAGGGCGTACTGCGACTGCAACCGGCTCAGACATACTCGATGTTTCCAAAGCATCCTTTACACTCAGCGATGCTCTTAAAATCGATCCCTCTCAAATGAAAACAGCTATGGGGATTCTGGTTCAGGCGGGTAAAGAGGGGAACTTCGAATTTAAGGATATGGCCAAAAATCTTCCTGTTCTTGGCGCCCAGTTCCAGGCCTTGAAAATGGGAGGGAATGAGGCTGCAGCAACAATGGGGGCTGCACTACAGATAGCCCGTAAGGGGGCATCAACCTCTGATGAAGCCGCCAACAACATGAATAACTTTATGGCGAAAATCCTTTCGCCTGAAACGCTGAAGAAGGCTCAAAAGAACTTTGGCGTTGATATGTACAAAATCGTTACTTCCGCACAAAAGAAAGGACAGAACCCGTTTGAAGCGGCAATGAAGTCTGTCATCAAAATGACCAAAAATGGCGATCAGAAATTACTGGGTGAGCTTTTTGGTGATATGCAGGTGCAGAACTTTGTCCGGCCAATGATCCAGAACTGGGAAGAATACCGACGGATTAAGGAAACCTCTCTTGGTGCTGGTGGTGCTGTTGTTGATCGCGATTTTGCGAATATCACCAAAGATAATGCGGAGCGTTTAAAGCAGCTCCGCATTCAGGCCAGTAATGCCGCACTGAGTTTTGGCCAGGCACTACAACCAGCATTAAACGCGGCGCTTGGTGTCCTGGTGCCATTGCTTACTAAAGTCAGTGAGTTTGTCGCAAATAACCCCAATCTGGTATCGCAGATTGTATTGACGGCCGGGGCGTTACTGGCAATGAGAACCGCGGTTATTGCCTGTCGTGTGGCGATGCTGGCGCTGTCTGTAGCAACAAAAATGACTCCTTTTGGCTGGATACAGCTGGCTATATCAGCTCTCGTTGCGGCCGGGGTTTTGCTCTATCAGAACTGGGACAAGATCAAGGCCTGTGCGGTAAAGGTGTGGCCAACAATCAGGGAATATGGCGTTAAGGCTCTTGAAGGACTGAAATTTGTATTCATGAATTTTACGCCTGTTGGCTGGCTGGTACAGGCCTTCAAAGCGGGGGCTGACATACTTAACACCATCAACTGGCGCGACTCCGGGGCTAAAATTATTGAAACCCTGATCACCGGTATTAAATCGAAAGCCAGTGCTCTGGTTGATGAGGTGAAGGGTGTTTTTGCGACCGTTCGTGAGTACCTGCCATTTTCTGACGCAAAGCGCGGGCCATTCTCTCAACTGACTAAATCCGGTGGCGCAATAATGGCCACGCTGGCCTCTGGAGTTAACGGGAGTAACAGCCTCCAGACTGCAATTTCAGGTAAGTTCGGGCAGACCCGCTTTTCTCCTCATGGAATATCAGTTGCAGGAGGCCTGTCATCTCGCTCGGGAGCCTCCGGGGGCGCCGTCATACCGCCTGGTGGGATTACATACGCACCAGTGATTAATCTTCCCCCTGGTTCACCAAAGGAAACAGAAGCGGCTGTACAGAGGGCGCTGGACGCGGGTTACTCAGATTTTGAGAAGAAAATGAACGCCCACCTTTTTCAGAGTCGGAGGTTAAGCTTTGGATAATTACAGGACCATACAGGGCGATGCCTGGGACAGCATTGCCGCCAGACTATATGGAAATGAATATCTGTCTTATCTGCTTGTTGATGCCAACCCAATGCACCGTTTAACGGTGCTTTTTTCTGCCGGAGTCATCCTGACTGTTCCTGATGCACCTGCAAAGCCGGCAACCGTGAATAACCTGCCACCGTGGAAGCGAAACAGTGTTACGTAAAACTCTTTTTGACGTGATTTACCAGAATATGGATATCACGGCTGACATGCAGCCTGACATTCTCTCAATATCGTATACCGATAATGAGGACGGCCAGGTTGATGACATCGCTATTACGCTGAAGAACGACGACGGGAAATGGTCTGGCGACTGGTCACCTGAAAAAGGGGACTTTATTCGTCTTGTCTTTAAGCCATTCAATCAGATAGCGCTGGAGTGTGGCAATTTTCAGGTTGATGGTATCACATCGTCTGGCCCTCCTTCTGTTGTTGAGGTTAGCGCGGTATCTGTACCCGTAGCCGCTGGTGTACGCCGTGATTTGAAAAGTAACGCCTGGGAGAAAACTACGCTCAGGGATATAGCTACATCAATAGCGAAGCTGGCCAACCTTGAGCTGATGTTTCTTATCGATGAGGGCAGCAATCCATATTACGAACGTGAAGACCAGATGGAGGAAAGCGACTTAAAGTTTCTCCATCGTCTTTGTCAGGATGAAGGCGTGTCCTTAAAAGTTACGGATAGTCAGCTTGTGATATTTGCTCAGGAAATATTTGAGGAAAAAGAGCCAATAGCAACCCTGACGCTGGGTGTTGATGAAATTATTCGTTATTCCTTCAGTGCTCAATCTTCTGATTTGTATAAGAGCTGCACCTGCAAATATCGGGTACCTAAAAAAAGAAAATCACTGGCGTATACCTGGGAAGATCCTTCTGTTGAAGATGGCGCCAACCTCAAAATCAGAAAACTGGTCGCAAACCTCGATGAGGCGAAGCGTAAAGCGAAAGCGGCGTTGAGATTAAAAAACCGATATCAGAATACCGGTTCTTTGGTGTTGCCTGGTGATACCCGACTTATTGCAGGCGTCACGCTCAATTTAGCCGGGTTTGGTAAATTTTCTGGTAAGTATCTGGTTTCAAAAGCAACTCATGCCATTAGTAACGGTGGGTATACCACATCGGCAGATATTCGTAGAGTCATTGAAGGATACTGAATGAACGATTTAGAAACATTGATTCGCCAGCTTATCCGGGTTGGTGTGGTGTCTGATATTGATGAAAAAGGAGTGACGGCCAGAGTCACTTTTGATGATCAGGACAATGTGACCTCAGCCAGTTTGCAGGTCATTGTGAAAAATACGGATGAGAATGCTGATTACTGGATGCCTGATGTTGGTGAGCAGGTTTTATGCCTGTTTTTTCCCGTTGGACCGCAGCAGGGTTTTATCCTTGGCAGCTTTTACGATGAAACGCATACCCCTCCTGCAAACACCGTAAACAAGCGCGTTATCAGATTCAGGAACGGAACCCGTATTGAGAATGACAGGGAATCAAATTCATTGCTGGTTGATGCTGTTGGTGATGTGACGGTTAAAGCCACAGGAACCGTCACGATTGATGCGCCGGAAACCATCATAACGGGTAATGCCACAGTGAAAGGTCTGCTTACCTATCTTGGTGGCCTGAAAGGTAGCTCTGAAGGTGGAACTGCTGCGGATATTCAGGGTGAGATTAAGGTTACGAGTGGAGATGTAGTGGTGGACGGTATTGGCGTTAAAAAACACCACCATGACACACAAGGGGAATATGCCCCTACATCGGAGGCAAAAGCGTGATTGTTGGCATGTATGGATCAATGCCGTTTGTGGCGTCGTCAATGGTGGTGAATACGTTCGCCAATTTTAAACGTACATCAAAACGCCGCCTGGCCCGACATGAAGTTATCGGCCTCAAACCGGTTCTGGAAGATATTGGGCCGGATCTCGATGAAGTGAGTTTTACCATGCGCCTTGATACAACGCTTGGTGTAGTGCCGCTGGCTGCGTTGTCATTACTGCGATTTATGCATAATGCACAGGAGGTTAATCCGGTTGTCATTGGTATCCAGTATTTCGGAAATTTTGTGATTTCTGACATTGATGAAGGCTGGACGTATCTGGGCCCGACAGGAAACCCCCGGGTGATTAATGTGGGTATCAAACTACTGGAGTCGGGTCAGGCCTCGCTCGCCGAAGCGTTGGTAGATATTGCGGGTGATGTTGAATCTAAAACTAAAGGTGCATTAGGAAAATTATTATGAGCAAAGACACCTGGCCAGTATCAGCGTCTTCGTATCGTATTAACTGGGCGCCACAAACTGTTGTTGAAGAAGTTCTGCAGAATGTCTCGACAATTCTGGCCACTCAGACTGGTACGGTCCCCTATTCACGAAAACTGGGGGTCACGTCCGGTCTGGTGGATAGCCAGACACCTGTTTTTATTGCTATGGCCACGCGAGAGATTATTCAGAAAGTCAGTGAGTTTGAACCTCGCGCGATTATCCATTCAGTCAGTTTTGACAAGGCGAATGCTTCAGATGGCGTTATACGGCCGAAACTGGTTATAGGAGTCAAAAGATGAATTTACCTCGAGGGGGGTTGCCTGATATTACCTTTGCGGACTCTGATCCTTCACAAATCGTTACCCGGGCTATAAGAGGATTCGAGGCAATCACAGGTGAAACACTGGCGCCAGCAGATCCGCGGCGCCTTTTTATTCAGTCGCTGTGCTCAGTAATTGTTCAGCAGCGCAAGGCTATTGATTATTCAGCAAAGCAAAACCTGCTGTCATATGCTACAGAAGGTAGTCTCGATCATCTTGGTTATATGACAGATACTCCAAGGCTTGAGGCTCAGTCGGCCCTCACTACGTTTGAATTCAGGCTATCAACAGTATTGACGGGAGCTTATACCATCCCGGCAGGTACACAGATTACGACCGGGAATAATGTTATTTTTCAGACTGATGTTTTAACAGAAATCCCGCCTGGTTCACTGAGTGGGACAGTCTCAGGACATGCTCTGGTGCCTGGTGTTTCAGGTAATGGTTTTTTACCCGGCCAGATTAATGCACTGATAACGCCTCTCCCCTATGTGGCCAGCGTCAGTAATCTGACGGAATCGAATTCTGGAGCTGATCAAGAGGATGATGATAACTATGCTGAGCGCATTCAGCTGTCACCGGAAAAACTTTCGACGGCAGGGCCCGAGGATTCCTATAAATACTGGACAAGAACCGCTAACCAGAACATCAAAGATGTGAATGTTTATACGCCTGCGGCCGGAACTGTTGAGATTCGTTGTCTGCTTAAGAACGGTGACATTCCATCTGATGAGCTTCTGGAGCAGATAGGTAATGTTCTTTCCGCCACTAATATCAGACCGTTTACTGATCATGTGATACCCAAAAAGCCAGACAAGGTTGATTATGATATTTCGATAAAATACTGGATAAGTACAGATGATAAAAGCAGGGCTACTTTAATTCAAAGTGAAGTCAATAAGGCACTTGAAGAATATAAGTTGTGGCAGCGTTCTGTTATGGGGCGAGATATTAACCCGGATGAAATAATATCGAGATTTAAAAATGCAGGGGCTAAACGCCTTGAAATAACCAGTCCGGTATTTACTGTAATTAGTGAAATTCAGGCGGCAAGAGAAAGAAATATAGAATGTACATATGAAGGGTTAGAAGATGGTTGATATCTCAGACATTAGTTTGCTGGATGTATTACCTCAGAATTTAGCTCAAAACCCTGATGTGATAGCTATGTCAAAAGCTATCGATGACGAACTACATGCAATTAATAATTTAATCCCTAAAACCACTATATATGGGCTAATTGATGGTCTTGAATCTGCGGTTCTCGACCATCTTGCATGGCAGTGGAACTCTGACACGTGGCGGGATAACTGGCCTGTTTCTCTAAAACGCTCAGCTTTTAAATCCATTATCAGGACTAAGCGCATAAAAGGGACCAGAGCGGCCGTTGAAGACGTTGTCAGCAGTCTTGGCGGTGTCGTTGATATCAAGGAGTGGTTCGAACAGTCGCCTCGTGGAGAACCATACACGGCTTCTATTGTTGCTTCAATTAACTCCTTTGATGGTGCTGTACCTTCGAAGGAGATGCTTGATGATGTAATAAGGAGCATAAAATACGCTAAGTCAGCCAGAACATTATATTCATTCTCACAGGCGGCTAATATTTCAGGCGGTATTAGTATTGCTGGTGGTCTTCAATCTGTATCGTATGTTCGGTTGACCGGAGAGGGTTAATAATTACCTTCTTAAATATTTATCTTTTCTAAAATTATTTAGTGACGGACTAAAATGGATAAATTAATATTCACAATAACTGACGCCGGGCGTCAGGCAATTATTAATGCCTCGAATACCGGGACCGAGAAGGTTGAAATAAAATCAGTTGGAATAGGTTCCAGTTATTATATTACCTCACCCGAACAAACTGATATTCATGATGAAATTAAACGAATAACTAGTATCGGTGGGGCGGTGATATCACCTGATACAATTCATGTATCAGCTAAAGATGACTCTCCTGATGAGTATGTTGTGCACACAGTTGGATTGTATACGGATAAAAATATACTCTTTGCCGTTTACTCCAGACGAATGCCGATAATTAATAAATCATCAGCAACCGTTATGTTGATTTCCAGTGATATTACGTTTAAGTCGCTGGATACAGCAAATATCACATTTGGGGATGTTGTATTTATTAACCCTCCGGCATCAGAAAGCGTTGTTGGGGTTTCCCGATTTGCGACCGCTGAAGAGGTTGAGGAAGGTCTGGACCCTGCTATTGCTGTCTCGGCGAAGCGCCTGAAAGGTGAGCTGGATAAGAAAGCAAATTTAGATAGCCCAAACCTTACAGGAACGCCTACAGCGCCAACGACAGCTGAATCTGATAATTCACAAAAGATAGCGACTACCGCGTTTATAAAACAGGTTCTGCTTGCTTACGCTAAGCTGGCCAGCCCTAATTTCACAGGGAAACCTACAGCTCCAACTGCTGATCAGAGTTCTAATGACACCCAACTTGCAACAACGGCATTTGTCAGATCGGCTATTGCAGCTCTTGTCGACTCATCTCCAGGGGCGCTGGATACTCTTAATGAGCTGGCTGCAGCGTTAGGTGATGACCCTAACTTTGCAACCACAATGACCAATGCATTAGCGGGTAAGCAGCCCCTTGATGGTACATTGACAAATCTGAGTGGAAAGGATGTTCCCGCGCTTCTCCAATACCTTGGTTTAGGCGAAACGATAAATCTGGCTGCGGGCGCACTGCAAAAAGACCAGAACGGCGCCGACATTCCGGACAAGGGGTTATTTGCACAGAATATCGGGGCGGCGCTGGCATTTAGTAGCGGG